CCAGTAGTATGATGACCTACACTTCACCTCTCACCTCTAAAGTCTACGAAATCGTTGAGACTTCACATACACGAAATGCCTGGGATTCTGAAGGCAATCTAACACCTTACGTTCAATCTGTCTTTGACATTTACTACAACGGTCAAAAAGTACAGTTTGCACTCTCTGCTGACCGCGTTGCTGATAGTGTCGCACACCTCGAAAATCCTGGTCCCGATATTTCTTCCCGTTACGATTGATGGCACGTTCATTAACATTCAAGGGTCCATCTAAAGTGAAAACAATTCTTTTGATTTTCATTGTTGCGATGATACTCTCACCTGGAGTTCGCAACACAACCTCAAGCACATTGCACACTGTAGCAGACATCATCTCACCCAGCAGTAACTGAAACTGGGCCCTTGAAACTGTACCAGTAGTATGAACACTAACGACCTCCTCGACAGCATTAAACTCAGCGAGCAGATTGCTCTCGAACATTATCAACAACTCAATGGTGTTGTTGATTATCGCCTGCCTGGAGTTTGTAATCACTACTTTGCAAAGTATGATTTTCAAGGTCAACGAGGTGGCGAAGTTTGCCTGACTTGTAAGGTTAGCAAGACTGTAAAAGGTCAACTGCGTTATACTTTCCAGATTGATGGTAAGCGTATCGCATACAAGGAGATTTGGACTAAGTTTAATCTCTTGGGTGCCTTTCGTAACTGATTCCAACTACACTGAAACAAAATGACATTTATCAACTCACTGATTGCACAAGGTTATGTCTTCGATGATGAGAACTTTGATGCTTGTTATGTAAAGACAGATGCTGATGGTTTCATTCACCTTTATCAGGAAAATGAGGATGATGAAACTGACACTCTCTGGAATTATGTCAAGATGACTGAGGATTATGATGTCATCGAAGAAAAGACTTTTGCTCCTAACTGTAACTAATTTCCACAAACAAAATGACACTCACTCAAGAACAATACGACCAACTTCTCTCTAACTATGCAGAGAGTTTAGTTGATGGAATGGACATGGATAGTTTGATTGAGTTTGCGATTGAACAGATTGAAATAAATCTCCGCGAATCTTGCTCACTTGATGAAGAATTGGTTGAAGAGATTGGACGTATCTATGATGAGGAATATGTTGTTGATATGTTAGAATCTGTAGGTGCAAATCCTGCCGACTTTAACATCAACACTGAGTCTGCTAACTGAAACTGGGCCCTTGAAAGTGTACCAGTAGTATGAACAACAACCAATCTCAAATGAAAGTCTACGCTGTTATCGCTGGTGCTGATTATGAAGGGCAAGACTTCGATACCCTGCGCTTGTTCGATTGTAAGACTGCTGCAGAGGATTATGAACTGGAATTGCAAAAGCAGTTTGGGGTTGATTATACCCTAATCGAAGAGCGTGAAATTAACTTTAAATCTGCACTTGCTGCCTGATTAAAACTGGGCCCCTGAAAGTGTACCAGTAGTAACACCACTGAACCAACGACAAATGCGAGTTATCGAAAAGCAAATGAATCAAGCAATCAGCACCGAGACTGATTGGAAGTGCAAGAATACTCAAGTTGTTAATATCGAAGGTGTAAGTTTCGTTTATCTGTATAACAATCTGATTGCTATGGTAGGTGATACTTGGTTGGAATTGTTTGATGGTGGATGGAAGACTACAACCACCAAGTCTCGCCTCAATGCTATTCTGAAAGAACACGGCAATAGCGAATACATTTACCAGAAAAACTTCAACTGGTTTGTGTCTACGAAGGATGGAGAAGTTCCTTTCGGCAATGGTATCAAACTCGACTGACCAATAACAACTGGGCCCCTGAAAGTGTCCCTATAGTATGAGCAACCAACTTCAGCAAATCTGCCTCGACAAAGCACAACAAATTGCCAATGAAATCAACGGTGATTTGTATTATGTTCCTCAGGAAGATATTGATCAACTGTTATCTCAACTGACTGAAGATAATGTAGAACAAATTGCTGAAGAACTTGCCGATCTTGCACACTGGTTTAACTGATAAAGTGATGACTGACAAAGACAAAGTGTTCTCTCTAACTGAACTTCTCAATGACGTAATTCACACTCTTGAAATGAAACAGTATGACATTGAAGATGCTAATCTGTCTTATGAATGTGTGACTGATGCTGATAAGTTTCGCCAAAAGATGATCGACATTCTTTATCCAAACAAATGACAAAAACATTCAAAAAGTTCATCTGGAAAGACTCCAATTCCGACCAAATCAAAACTATCATAGCAAGGTCAGAATACCAAGCAAGAAAACAAAACTTCGGTAATCTTGCTGGTTATCTTTACTCTCACTCTGAACCGCTTAACTGATAATGACTTACAAAGAACTACTCCAACAGTTACAACAACTCACTGAAGAACAACTGAATCAAGATGTTTGCCTCTACAATAAGTGGGAGGATCAGCACATTCAATATGATGTAGATTTTGCATTTGCAACTGAAGAATGTGATGTTCTCGATGTTGACCACCCTATCATTCGTTTCTGATGTTCACCATTCGTTATTTCACTCCTTATCAACAACAGTGGAGAACGCAATCATTCTCTACACTTGATGAGGCAAATAGGATGATTGAGTTCTATCGTTCTTGTGGATCTCCTGCTGAATTAGTCAACAACTGAACCTCAAATGATTACTCTTACTACTGTAAATCTTCCGTTCATTATTAACAAGGAAAAGACGAAAGATGAGACTGATGAAGGTATGTTCTCTCTCTACTTTTACAGTCGAAAGATTATACACAATAACAAAGTTCGTTATAAGTTTGAACCCCTAAGATTTGATGGTAAGCAAGCACGTTTCAAGACAAGAAAGGATGCAAAGCGTTATGCCCAATACCGATTAGGTATTGATTGAGTATAGTAGAGGGAGGGGATAAAACCTCTCTTTTTTTATTGCTTATCGCACCTAATCTTTACCATTTCTCTTGCCTTTTCACTTGTTGGTTTATACCTTTCTGCAAATGTGATCTCATCAAAATCTACCACTCCATCTTCCATTCTAAAGAAATACCATCCGCGACATTGATGTTTATTGTATAACGAACTCTTGATGCTGTCGTTTATACTTCTGTGGTGATACTTAAGTTCTCTCTCTGCTTCACCAATAGAAGTCCATTCTCTATACTCTCCTTTACGATTGTAAGCATAGATTGGTTTTAAGTATGTCATTTTAAGTATAGGTAATCTTTCACCTTTCCAACTCCATCTATAACCATAAGCAGAAAATCTTTCACCATTAGCACAACGACTGATTGCACTTTGCTCTTTACCTATACTCTCTGCAGCATCTCTAAGTGATGAAAAATCTTGTATTCTTTCACCTTTTTTGTTATACTGAGTTATAGGTTTAGCATCAGTATCGTAGCGAATATTTCCGCCTAAAGTTGCATTGTATCCTTCGTAAAATGTGTTAAACTTAGCGATGTAATGTATCTCTCTTTCTTCTACTTTATCATCCCTACATTCTTCGAGAACTCTAAACTTAAAGTTGTCTTCTCCATACTTACGGATGGCGCGGTGAATAGGATGCTGTGAATTACATTTACTGTCGTTTAGATGTTTCTTCCATCTGTCGTAAGGATTTGCCTGTCGAGTTAATCCAACGTATTGCTTTTGGTTTATAGTATTGGTTATAGAGTAAATGTATGCCACAATACGAAAGTCCGTCTCTGTGATATTTATTTGGAAATGCTTGTTTTTTTATACTATGCGTGTTTGTTTGTATGCTTTTAGGTGCATAAAATGCTTGTAGTTCTTATAAATGTGCTGAGGTCTTGTTATCTTAGCAAGCATACACTAAGAACCGCATTTTGTCAAGAATAAAGTCGCCGCGCCCACATAAATCTCCCGCCCCCGCGTTTCCAAATCCCCACACATCCCGCATAAAAATCCACCGCGTCCTGATAAATATCCGCAAGGACTTGACACAAATCCCCTAGCATCTTACAATACTCTCATAACACTCAAGGAGCACACTTATGTCGGTAGCGTATCAGAAAGCTCAGAAGCAGCGTTATAGGGTCACTCTAGAATTTGAAGTCTTTGATGACTTCGATCCGCATCAACTTGACTGGGAGAAAGTATTCAAGTTGGAACCAGCTGAGCGTGTCGAAGCTTATGTCGAAGACCTCAGTTGTCCTGACCGTTGGTGATACCCAGGGATGCTGAGTGAGACTTATTGGGCCCTTGAAAGTGTACCAGTAGTGTAAGGACAACCCCCAAACGATGAGCACCACTTTCCAGACCAACATCACCGACACCGACTATAACGGTTGGACGAATTATGAGACCTGGAATGTGTCACTCTGGATTCAGAATGATGAGGGTCTTTATAATATCGCCCGTCGTTGTGATGATTATCAGGACTTCGTAGATTCCATCGAAGGTCTTATCTCTAAGACGCCTGACGGAGTATCATTCAACAGCGATATGTTGAACTTCCACGAACTCAACGATATGATCGAAGATCTCTGAGTTCGTTATCAGTTTCCTTGCTCTAAGTTCATGCTCGTTTCTAACACTGAGACCCGCCCATTTTTCGTGCAACAAGCAAAGTCTGGGCGCTGGAATGTGTGGGTCTTTCAGAGAGAAACTGAAGACGGTTATAAGTATTCCGTCAAGCAAACATTGAAGGATCCTGATGATGCTTACTCTTGGGGACTGCGTTACATCAACACCGTCGTCAGGTAAGTTAACTGGGCCCCCTGAAAGTGTACCAATAGTATCACCACAACACTCACACAATGACTGTTACTTACCAACGCAACATTCTCTCCACCGAGTACAATGGTTGGGAGAATTATGAGACCTGGAATGTTGCTCTGTGGATCAACAATGATGAGGGTTTGTATCACCTTGCAATGGAAGTTGGTAACTACGTTGACTTCATCGACCTGCTAAATGACCAGGGTATTGTTAGCACTCCTGACGGGGTTAAGTATAATGACCCCAAGGTAAATGTGGTCCAACTGAATAGTGATGTGTTTGACCTCTGATTAACACATAAGACACACACAGTTACTAACACTCTCATGACACAATCACGCACCGTCACCTTCACTAACGTTCAGGACAATGTAGAGCGTACTGTAGAGTTTCCCACTATCAAGCAAGCAATGCAATTTGTCACCACTTTGCATATCGCTGGTGTCCAAGCAGTA